CAATAGGGGTCGCAGGTGGAAATGCGAATACTGAGTAAAGTGAATTGTCTGTAAGGGCTGAGGCTAAGCCTGCGCGTAGTGTTGAGATAGCAGACATTAGCCCACCATGGAACGCGGATCAAGATAAGGAGCAAGAAGGCCTCGGACTCTCGCGAGGAGTGTGTTACCCATCCGATAAGGGCTTGGCTGATAGCCATCGATGGTGACGCCGCCGCTTGATGGAGCCTGACGAGACTGCCAGATGTCGATCGAGATCATGAGCGCAGCTTCTTGAATCGCTGGGATGGCTGTGTAGTCTGCGTAGGTCTCCGCTGCCGCGATGCCGTAAGGCATGATTGTGTGATAAGGATTATCTGACGTGTGAGAGGTTGTCACGTTAAAAGAATACTCAGAGACTCCTGTGATTGTCTTAGTGCCGTTGAATTTTGTTCCAGAGCCTGAGATCGTTACAGATTGTCCAACATAAAACATGTCTCGGATCGGTTCATCAAAGTAAAGGGTTCCAACTGTTCCGACATTGCTGTGAGCGACTGTTGGTACTTGATTTTTCCATAAGAAAGGAAGTAGCACATTGTCAGCCGCGTCGCAGACTTCTTGCAGGGTCGCGTCAGCGTAGAGAGTGCCTACGCCTAGAGCGGTGCGAAGTTCTGCGATTGTGGTAAGTGACATGCTATTCCTTTCTAAAGACTGGCGGCGGAGAAGGGCACTCCGCCGCCAGCGACTTAGTTACTCGCTATTATGCGAGGTTGAAGCGACGAACGCCAACGCCGCCCTTGAGGACGCCGATTGCGAGATAGCCGTAGAGAGCAACTTCGAGCTCGCCTGAAGTAAGAACGTTTAGGCGAAGCTGTGTGGTTGGAGACTCCCAGACATAGACAGACTCTGGAGCAACGAGGAATGCTGACTCATCAACGATTCCTGATACTGAGATGTTGTGATCAACGATCAATGATGTACCGAGTACGTTACCGACTACAGATGTAGGTACTGTTGCACCTGACGCGTTCTGTGTCTGTCCCTGTGCTGAATAAAGTGGGCGTGAAGAGCCATCGACGTATCCGTTAATTGCCGCCCATTGGTCAGTCGATGCTACGAGCTTGTTAGCAAAGTTTCCACCTGTTGCCTTGTAAGCTGCTGCTGACTCGACTGAGATGAATGACTGGAGACCTGCTGCTGTTGCAGCTACGCCTGTTGCCGCTGTTCCTGAAGCTGTGAATGCTGCGATAAGTGCTGCATCTGTTGCCTTCTCGTAAGATTTTCTGAGCTCAGTCATAAGCAAGTCCATAAAGGCAGGCGAGCTGCGATCGATGAGTTCCCATGAAATGCGATTTAGGCCTGCGAACTTATTTACTGTGACTGTGTCGTATGTTGATGTCATACCTGTCTCAGATGGTGCTGCGCCTTCATCTGTGTCTGCAACTGTTGGAGCTGTTCCAAGCTTAGGAATTGTGAATGACATTCCCTCTGCTGGTAGAGCCTGACGTGTTACAGCCTCGAATGCTGGACGGCCTGTGAAGGTTGTGGTTGTGAATTGGTTGAGGTGCTGAGGCAATGTAAGGCCGGTGTTGGTTGATGTTGAATCATCTGCTGCACGAACTGTGCGACGAGCTTCGTCATCTCCCATTGCTGCCTTGATGTTAGCCTCAAGGTATTGTGCTGAAGTAATTGGAGCAACGCGCTCCTTTACTGTAAATGCTGCTGCAACTGTTGGGCGAGCGGCTTCGACTGCTGCTGCTTCAACTGCTGGAGCTTCTGCCTGTGTTGTGTCTTCCACAATTGGCTCGCTTTCTGGTTGGATTTCTTCAGCAGGAAGATTTTCTTCCGCTGCGATCTCTAATACTTGAGCAGACTTGAATGCTGGCTCGGTTACTAGAGAAACTTCTTTTAGCTTGGCTGCTGTCACTACGATGTGGCCATCGCGTGAAGGCTTTGATGCAATTACCTCTGCGCCTACTGAAAGGCCAGAGACCAAGCCTTCTTGAGCTTGGATAAGTGCATCGTTGCCGCCTGTAGAACGTGAGAGCTTGAAGGTTGCATAGATGCCGTCTTCGCGTGTCTCTGCTGCGATCATGCGACCGACAGGCTTCTTGATGTCATGCTGAGATAGCAACTTGATCTTTGACACGTCTGCAATATCAATAGAGCCAGCCTCAAAGACTACGCCGCCCATGTTGGTATTGCCGATCTCGCCTGTTCCCATTGGCACGATCTTGCCTGAGATTTCGCGGCGTTCTTCGTTGCATTCGATTGACGATGCCTCGATGATTAGTGTTTCCATTAGCTCATTCCTTCGCTGCCGTTAGGGGTAAGGTCTGTCATTTCCATCGCTTGCTCTGTGCTGATAAGTCCTAAAGATAGGAGCTTCTCAATCACTTGCAACTCGACTAGTGGATCAGATTTCAAGAAAGAATCAAAGACAGCGAAACGCACCTCGTGTCCAGATGTGGAGATGTCATCCATTGAAAGACGCGCCTGAATTGCCTGCACATAAGGCTCGATAGATAGTGCGAAGAATTGCTTACGCTCATCTTGAACGTTCGCATAAGTCATCGTTGTATTCTGATCGGCTGAAAGATAATAGGCTGGCACGTTCATTGTGCGAGCAATCTGAGTGCTGAGGTTCTGAATCGCCTCATTGTATTGCATGTCTTTAGGTGTAAATGAAACTGGATTGTAATCAAGTGTTGAAGTCAGATAAGCCGTAGAGTTATTCTGACGGGCGCGCTTCCACGCTGCGATGAGGCCTTGAACCTCATTAGGTGGAAGGTCTGCGCCTGAGTTCTTTAGGAAGCCAGTCGGTTGAGGATTGGCTGAGTTCGTTGCAGCTGCGCGCTCGACATCGATGGCTGACTGAATAGTACGGCCGCCGCGATCGAGTACGCCTTCATCAAGGCCTTGGATTGTAACAATATCATTCATGTTCACAGGGCTTGCATCGACATAATACTGAGTGACGAACTGCCCCATAAGGTCAGTCGTAAAGGTTACGCGAGTGTTAGCAACCCACTCGAAAGATGATGGACGGCCATCCTCTGCATAGCGCTCTGTTACGAGAAGATAAGCAACGCCATAGAATAGAAGCGAATCTACGATCCAGTTAATCGTGACGAATGATGGCTGAGATTTTGACAGCTGAGAGATCCAGCGAGGCGGTGCGATGACTTCGCCTGTGCGCTTATTGTAATACTCAAGGGGGATTGAGGCGACTGTGCCACAGATAAGATTACGCGCTCTGGCTACCGATGGGACTGTCATAGCATCATGGCGAGAGACTCGCGGCACGATAGCATTGTAGAGAGCGGGCATGTTCTCGCCCATAACTTGTGGCGCGTATTGCGCTTCGATCACCTGAGGCTTACGCGAGAAGATACCCATAGGGTGCAATTATACACTACTCGGTGTAAATAGCTGCGATCTGTTGAGGTTTCATTAGCATTGAAACTACCATAGCAAGTGAGATTGGAGCAGATACATCGCCTGCACTCTTTCGTTTAACAATACGCCATGAACTGTCATTGGTCTTAGCCGCGCAGTTATTCATCTGTTTAATCAACTCTTCTTGGCCGTTATGGACTACTCGACCATTGACTAGACCATCGAGGAGATCAGAACACGCCTGATAGAACTGCTGGCCTGATACGTCCTGTGTAATTTGTCCAGCATTGGCAAGGCGTTCAGCGATCGATTGCGTCGTGTACTTGTCATAGCAGATCATTTTAGGTCGATATTGATCAGCCCATCCCTTAATCTCAGCTGCAATCTTTAGGTCATCGACCGAGACTTGCGACTCCCACGTCTGGAGAATCCCGACACCGATTCTTCCGTCACCCATAATTTGACCAGCAACGAGGCTCGCATTGCGGCGAGATGGAGATACATCGAAGCCAAAGACTGTATAACCACCGATCGGAATTTGGAGCGAGGCATCGCTGGTTGCCTCAAGTACGCCATGAGGCCATGGACTCTGTAGAGAATCAATCCATTGACATAGAAGCTCAGTTCTAGTGTCTTCA